GTTAATGTTTCTCTTTGCCAAGTTTGAAAATTTTTCTCAGTTGGATTTATATCTCCACTTCTAACTAACGCATCATAATCACCACGACCTGCATAAAAATTTCTTCCTATATCTGTAAATGAATCTCCATTTTCTTGATTTGGTTTAGAAAAATCATAGTAACTTAGGGCACCATCATTTTCATATCTATTTTGATTTTTTCCGTTTACAACACTTTCATTAGTTCTACCATGTGTAAGTATCATTTCACCATTAGCATTCATATACATATTTGCTGACGCATCAAAAAATCCACCACCATCTTTATCAGAAACTTGATCGTAAGGATCTAGATTAATTTCAACATATGTACCATTAAACTCTTCTACAAATTCAGTATCAACGGTATCTGTACCTGAAATTGCTCTACCAGTATGCCTATCGTATTGTATTCCACCTATGGTGTATGTGCCTAAATGTGCCATT